ACTAGTTGCCCGGTTGTGAGATAAGTGCCAACTGCGATTACAAATCCAAGCATTGCGAGGCGAGAATTAAGAAGTTCTGCCTCAGGGGTAAATCCGAATTTCATTTTTGTTTCTCCGTTAGTAGTTCTTTTAAATTGTAAGTGATTTTTTCTAATTCGTCAATAGTAGCATCATTTTTAATTTGATTTGCTCTATGCGAAATTACCCATACATTTTCTTTTATATATCCTTTTTTAGAATCAATTCTATCTAAAGATGGAGCATCACTATGATGTTCTCGTGTTGAATGTATTTTAATTGGAATATTTAAAAGTGGGCACATTTTTGGAATAATTATATCTTCATAAAGAAGATTAAAATCCCATCCCTTTTTTTCCGATCTATCTTTTGCAGATTTCCACATACGATATTCTATTGTATGTGACAATCCACCAGCCTTTTTGCGAATGCATCCACAAGATTTTACTTTATTGTGAAATAAATCAGAAGGTTCTCTTCTAATTTCTCCACCACATTCACATTTACATACGCAAACTTTTCTTTTTCTTTTGTCTTTCTGCCTATCAAATTTAATAACAGTAAGCATATTAAATTTGTCACCTATATTAATATTTAACATATTTTCCTATAATACTATACTATTATTTAGTATTATAGGATTTTTCAATAAGTTTCTGAAAGTTGGTTGATAGAATATGAAAGAAGAACAAAGAAGGCAACACTAGTAATAGTAAAAATAACTTCGGACATCAGAAGACACCAAAAAAGAGGTGTCCTGTTGTCGCATAAGATATAATTGCGGCAACAAATCCAAGCATTGCAAATTTTCCATTGGCAAGTTCTGCTCGTTCGTTATGAGTCATCATACCATATTTAATGGCATCGGCATCAGAGATATACATCTTGGGTTCTTTGGCAAACATGTTTTGTTGCCCGAACTCATTAGTCGTTACAGTCATTTTTTTCGTTTTATGAAGTTTTACTACACAATTATATAAAAAATATTAAGACTTGTCAAGTGTTACTTTGTTCTGGTGGAAGTCTTCCCAAATAAGGATCATAATCAAATATTTCATCCCAATTTTCAATTAAACTTGCTTGATTGGACCAAAAATGACGTAATCCATCTCTACTTGGAATATGAAAAGTATTAATATGATCGTTATCCCATATCATAGAAGTAGTATTTTCTGAAGAATACAATAAAAGCGGAATTGCAAAAGAATTTCCAGACTCATAGATTAAATGCTCAGAATTACATCTTGGTTTAGCTTTATAATCAAGTTTATACTTACCATCTCTACAGCACAAATCTATCAATTTTTTCGCATGATGTCGAGTAATTAGATAGCAAGCTGTGGAAAAATCATTAGCAAATCTTTTATGCATCTTTATATGTAAGGTGCCTGGATTTATGACTGCTAATTGAACTAAATCATAGTCAAATGGAATTTTTGAATAAAAGTCTTTCCAAGTAAATGGCCAATTCTTTACAACAGATAAATCACAATCATCCTCCATGATAATTGCACACGAAGTATCAGAATTATTATACCAATATTCAATAGCTTTTAAATGTGATGTGCAACATCCTACATCAGTTGGACCCATATTATCAGGATATCTACCCTTCAATATGCCACTCAAATCATCACCTCCAGTCCCATCATATCCAGAGATTCTTGTGTAATCTGTAATTTCCCAATAGTTAAATTGGTCTTCCATATATTTTTTACGGTCTTCACTTCTATCCAAATTTGTATAATAAATTGGGGGAAGACCTTTTAGTTTATATGCCGATTTATTTTTGTCCATCAATCCATGCCTTTATGTTAATTTTAGGGTTCCATCCAAATAATTTTTTAATTTTATCTATATTTGCAAGTGTTGTTTTTGCTTCTCCAGATCTTGGAGGAATAAAAACATAATCATCAGAAATCATTTTAGCAATTTCCAAAATAGAAATATTTTTTCCACTTCCAACATTATAAACTTGTCCATAATATTTTTCATCAATTTCTTTCATTGCTGCAAGTATATTTGCATTCACCACATCATAAACATGAACGAAATCTCTTTTTTGCAAACCATCATCTACAATTGTTAATGATTGATTATTTTCTTTTTGCTTTTGGAAAATACCAATTACTGGAGCATATTGTCCTGTTGTAGGAGAGCGTTCTCCATAAACATTAAAATACCGAAATATAATTGTATTCAATCCATACAAATTTGTATACATTGTGCATAGTTTTTCTCCAGCAATTTTAGATACTGAATAAGGATTCAAACAATCATCAGGTTGAGTTTCATCATTTGGATATAAATTTAATCCATATCCAGAAGAAGTAGAAGAATAAATCACTTTTTTTACTCCTGCTTCTCTTGCACATTGAAGAACAGTACATGTTCCTACAACATTTTTTGTTATTGCTTCAATAGGATTTAAAATTGCTGGTTGAAGTCTCGATTCTGCTGCAAGATGAAAAACATAATCAACTCCATCATAAAGAGATCTGGTTTTTTCATAATCACAAATATCATACTTATAATTTTGGGATTTATCATTCCAATAAAATTTTTCATTACATTCGGCACTTTCATTATCAAATGTAATAACTTCATTCCCTTGTTTGATTAATTCATCAACAAGATTTGAACCAATAAATCCTGCTCCACCAGTCACCAAACATTTAGTCATAATTTTCTGTTTCTGCCTTTTTAATCTTAATTGACTCATAAATTAGAGTCTTTAATTTTGTAGAAGAATATTCATGAGATTCTCTATCCAACCAAATAATATCAATTGGAATATCTTGTCCTGTATAAGGTCTGGTTTTATAATCAGTACCTAAAAATCTTAAGTTGTATCCTCCACTTCTCAAATAGTCAAGATATTGTTCCTCTACTTTATAAGTAACAACATCATCAATATATTTGATGCTTTTAAGAATCTCCATTCTTTCTTCAACACTTTGAACTGGTTGAAGTTTATGTGATCTTTCCACAGATGGATCTTCATGAAGAGCAACTGTCAAATGATTACAATATAATTTAGCATCCTTAAACATACGGATATATCCAGGATGAATTACATCAAAAGCACTTGCAATAATACCTTTTTTTAATGAACAGTTTTTCTTCCACTCTTCAACATTAATACCCTTATCATCAATAAAAATATCTGCAGTTGGTTTACAAAACATTGGAAATAGTTCGTGATACTTATATCCCCACTCATTCAGTTGTTTTGTAGTCAATTCAGTCCAATCAATACCAGATCCCTTTCCTCTGGCAGTTTGTATAATAATATAATTTCCTTCATCATACAAACGATTAACCCGATCAACCATGAATGGTATTGATGTGGCATTCACATAGTCAGGTTTTCCTAATTCATTATTGGGTGTCTCACATAAAGTCCCATCAATATCAAAGCAATATCTCATACTTTTTTAGTACATGCAAAGAAATAAGAATAAGTAGCTACATATCCAGTACCATCATCTCTAAACATTGAATTGAAATCATATTCAATCACATTAAAATATTGGGCAAGATATTTTTTCCACTTTTCTTTAGACCATAAAATTTTATGAAGTTGATAAACTTTACCATTTGGATTAAATTTTGGGTGCCCTGGATGATAACCATTCTCATCTTTAATATCAGGTTCTAAAGCAATACTTCCAAAAAACACACCATTTTCAGATAAATGTTTTTCAACAGTACTAAAAAAAGTATTCAATTCTAATTCATCATTAAAATGCTCAATCAATTCCCAAGAACTAATTACATCAAATAAAACTCTTTCACCATCTTCATATTCAATAGAATATTTTTTAGATAAATCAGCATTTTTTAAAACATCTTTATTGTTCCCACTAGACCAGGACTCTTGTTTATAAACACCAACACTGCCGTCTAATCCGATACAAATATTAGTTTCTTCCTGTTCATTTACATCCAAAATAAGATGTCCACCAGCACAACCAAGATCCAACCAATTCAACTTTTCATCAATTTCTAACTGAAATCTAGAAATAACTTCTCTAACGAGTGCAATGTCAGTAAAGAAATCACATCCAGCACCAGTCTCATTCTCCAATTTGTGCAATTCAAAATTATTTTCATCCACAAACTCATTCATATGGATGAGACAATCTTCTGCATGTAAAGCGAATTTATGATCTGTTTTTAATACAACTTTTTTCATTTTACCTCTAAATTAAAAATTAAATAACACCATGTAAAAAGATTTGATGAACACATTCAACAACACCATAGTCGATACTATTGATATAGTAGTTCCAAAGTGCATTAGTTGAGTTAGTTCTCAATGAATTATTTGTTTTAAATCCACTCAAAACTCCATAAGCAACTTTATTCTTTTCACACCATTTCTGAGCATTTAGCATATTCTTAGACTCACCACCAGAACTCATAATAATCACAAGAGTATCTTCCTCAACATAATACTCTAAGAACTTCTGATATGCATTTTCATATCCAAAGTCATTGGTAAGCATTGTAAGCATTGAAGGATCTGAAAGAATAGAAACTTTCTTCCGATGAAACTTCATATAATCTTGAGAGATATGAGATGCTACAGAGTTACTTCCACCATTACCGAGAATAATAATTCTTGGGTGACTTTTAAATGCTTCTTGAAATTTTTCAAACTCATTACCCATCTGAGCACATTGTAGTGCTTCAATATATTCCGAAAATGGATTCATACTTTAGTTCCAGATACTCCATTGGATGTTATGTCTATTCTAACAGATTGGTGAGAAATATTCAAGTTGTCTTTTTCAGAAAACACTAGAAAAAATCCTCCATTTCCAGCGCCACATAATTTATGAGCGATTACAGTATCATTCTCATTTAAATATGTATCAATTTCTTGAATGGAAAGATTTTCAGTAATTGTAGAACTTGTTTTCTTTTTTTGAATCCAACTCTTATTCAAATAATTTAAAAACTTACCATAATCATTCTGAATGATTGCATTATAAGATCTATCAAGAGTTCCTAGAAGAGGTTTTGCCTTATCAATATTATCAGTTACGTCTTTCAAAACACTTTTAGAATTTCTAGTAACCCCAGTAAAAACAAGATGCATATCATAAAGTTGAAATAACTTAGTCGATAAGAAATCATACTTTACAATTCCACCTTTGATAAATTCTATTTTTTTAAATCCTCCGATACCACATCCGTAAGGATCTTGATACCCACAGTAAGGATTGAATTTTAGTTCCAATTCATAAGCAAGTTTACAGATCTCAATATCAGTCATATGAATATCAAGGAAAAGAATACATGCCTTGATTAAACTGATAATGTAAGACGATGATGATGCCAAACCACTCCCTTGCGAATAAGCATCACTAGTCAGAGTAACTTGAACTGGTGGCATATTAAAGTATTCAAGAACAACTCTTACCACATCGTTCTTAATTTCTTTAATGGTTGATACCTCTTCTCTTACAGAATAATTAATAATATATTTGTGCTGATCCTTATTAAATCCAAATTTATCCTGACTAATGGTTACATAAGTCTTTAAGTCGCAAGTAAAACTAATGACTGAACCATAACCAAACTTTTCAACAAAATAAGGATTGTCAGTAGATCCACCAAACAAAGAAACTCTAAGAGGGCAAGATGCGATTATCATATTTTTTTAAATATTCTTGTTTCGAATAATATTCAATCAATTCTTCAAGATTACAACTTTCCAAATATTTCCATAAGTTCCAATTATGATTCCAATACGGATGTTGAGTCATTGATTGTGGATAGGAATTCATACCCCTAGAATGTTCTAAGTGATAGATAAAACTATCAATTCTATTTACACAGTATCCTAATGTCGTAAATCTGTGATGTCTTTCATAATCATCAGGAGCAGATCCCATGAAATTTTCATTTTCCATCCCCCCTTCAAAATATACACTTCGATTTAAAAATTGAACCCATCCATAACCTGCATTATCAATCCAAGAGGAATCCTGAAGTATTTTTAGGTCACAATTATTATTTAAAAATTCAGATACCAATTCATCATCTGCTCTAACTCTATATTGATAGAGACCTTCACCATATGGATATATGACATCGCTTTCTCCATCAACTATTCTATTATATGCTTCCTCATAAACTTGTAAAGGAAACAAAACATCACAATCATAATTAACGACAACTTTAGTATCAGTCAGAACTAACATTTCGTTAAGAATTTTTTCTCTCAAAAAAATAGAATCATCTGTCTTCTCAAAAATATATTTTAAACAAGAAACATCAGAACAATATTCTTGTATTTGAGGTAGACCATATGCCTCAAATATTGGATTAGTATCAACTTCCTTAAGTATGATATTTGTATCAAAATTAGAAATAATATAACAAAGAACTGTGATAATATTTCTGAGTCTATCATCAGACTCAATACGAACAGGGATTATAAAAGTGCAGTCTTTAAGATTTCTTTTCATACTTTTATCCAGTTTTCTGGGAATAAATCTTTCGTATTATTATTTGCATAGTCTGGACCAAACCACATTTCTGGTCCCACTACTTTGCCACGACCATTTTGTAACCAAGCGCCCCACCAACTCAAAGAGCTATTAGCAATAATGGCACCAGAACAAAGACTCATTAAGCACAGATCAACATAAGGAGTATAAGAACCATCTGGATATTTTTCTTCTGGTTCAGAAATAAGAAATCTATCTCCACTAAAAAATTCCTGCTCCTGAACCCACTCTGGAGAATCTGAACAAACTACGACTGGTTGATCTTCTGGGAAATGTTTGAGTGCTTGTTCGTAGTACTCAAGAGGTTGAGGTGGATGTTGAGAAGAACATTGAGTGTATGACCACCTGAACCCTCTAGCATCCACAAGATTTGGATCCCCACGACGAACATGAAGAAAAATAGGATCTCCATCAATAGAATTAATCATCTCTTTACATGGATTCAATATTTCATCATGAAATGTAAAGTTTTTACGAATTTCAGATTCAATATTTTTAAAATATTTTTCTGTCTGAAAAAATCCTCGAATTGATATCTCATCTGGACAAAGATTAAATAACTCTTCATCAAAATGAAAATATCTTTCATTTACAATTGGAGCGTGTCCACCATCAAGAATAAACAAATTATCTCTAGATAATCCTTCTAGTTTAAAGCAATTTGCAAGACTATAATTGTCAATTCTAGAAACATTAAATGGTGGAATTGCCCATCCATATCCCCGATTTGCTGCAATTCCTCGAAGAGCAGCATACTGAAACATTTGGTTTCCCAAACGACCATTGTTTCCTAAATCATTAAATGCCAGCATTTATATTTCTCCGTTTAACGTAATCTTGTTTTTTATAATACTCAATAAGAGATTCTTTACTTTGTGACCTAATCCAACCCCAAAGTTGCACATTTTGTTGCCAACTGGGATTGGAAAACCAAGAATCATTTGATCTTTGATGTTCTAAATGATAGATAAAATCATTTACTCTGTCAACTTTATTACCCAATAAATTTAACCTATAGTACAATTCACAATCTTCTGGACCCCAAGCAGCAAAATTTTCATTCATCATGAATGAATTAATATAATTTTTTTTTCGAATAAATTGACACCAACCAATTGTTGAAGTTGATATTTTTGAATGAATATTTAATGAATCGATATCATCTTTATTTATTTTTGAATTAAAAAATGTTTGGTATACATCTTCATTGTAAGTTACTGCTCTTTGGTATATTCCAGCACCATAAGGATAAACTGCATCAGATTCACCAGAAATAATCATTTTATATGCTTTTATTACTGAAGAAATAGGAAGTATCACATCAGCATCATAATTACAAACAACTTCGGTATCTGACATTTCCAATAAATCATTTAATATTTTTGTTTTATGAAAATATTTTTTATTTTGTACGTCATAGGAAAAATTTAATTTTTCTAAAGTTTTTTTATCAAATTTCTCATTTAAAGATGGCATAACCAAATCATTAAATTTGGTCGTAGTATCAAATTCCCTAACTAAAATTTTTGCATCATAATTAGAAATAAGATAAGAAATAACTGTAATAATATTTTTTACTCTGTCATAAGTTTCAAGTTTTATTGGTATCAAAAAAGTAAGATTCATTTTAAATCAAATAAAATTTTTAGAAATATCAGGATCAATTTTTTCATAAAAATGAGACCAATCATATCCCACACTATTCAAAAATATCCAAGGATGAATTTCAATCTCTTCTGAATTATGTTGAATTAAAATTTCATATTGTTCTTTATTGATATAGTTTGGATTAATCCAAAAATCTTCAATCCACTCACATTTTTTAACAAGAATATATCCCTTTTCAGTTAAGAATTCTCTTTGTGGTATTTTTTCTATTTCTACTGAGTGACAATATGCATCATGCTCAATTGTAATTACTTTAAACTCATATCCAGTTTCAAATACTTGTTTAAGAATATTAACTCTGTCTCCAGGAAGTTCTAAATCAATAGACAAAAAATCAATCGTAGATCCTGAATTCAATTTATCAAACTCTGCTTTATAATTTACCGCAAAAGCATCCCTATTTAAATAAGTAGAATTTGGTCTATATTTTTTCCATTCTGGTACAAAATATTCCAAATCAACAGCAAATCCCCTCCAACCATATTGTTCCAAAAGAAAGGTATTATTATGAAGTACTGGATGACGACATCCAATATCTACAAAAGTTCCTTTATATTCTTCACCAAAAACATATAATGCATATATGTCCTGAAGACCACCTGCACCAATATCATTTAATTTTTCTAACGTTGTAGCATCAAACATGATAGTTTCTTAATTAGTTTTTTGTATTTTCCACCTATTAGGTATTATATCACAAGTGTCTAAATGAGACAACTTATGACCAAACCAGTTTTTTGGGTTTGGGCAAATAATAGTTCCCCTATCATTTTGCATCCATGCTCCCCACCAAGAAAACGATGAATTAGCAATAATTGCTCCAGAACAGAGACTCATTAGGCATAGATCAACTTGAGGGAGAAGAGTGTTTTGAGGTTTTCCAAGTCCATCAATAGTTTTATATTGGTATCTTTGATTCGATTCATTAAAAAGAAATCTATCTTGTTTAAAAAATTCTTTTTGTTTACACCATTCAATATCATCAGTAAATACAAAAACGGGAGTATCATCGCTCCAGTTTTTCAAAGATTCCTCAAAATAATCTAATCTTAAAATAGGATGATATTCTTCTCTACCAATTGCATCAGATCTTCTTATATGGATAAAAATAGGATCTTTATCTAAAGAATCTATAATTTCTTTACACGGTTTTAAATAATCATCTTTAAAAGTAAAGTCTTTTCGTATATCATCTGATATATGAGTAAAATATTTTTCTGTCTGAAAAAAACCATCAATGCTTACATTATCTGGACAATTTTCAAAGATATTTTTATCAAATGAATGATTGCTTTCTTTTACAAATTTATTATCAACAAATCCAAGATTTTTTTCTCCAACTCCACTCATTTCAAACGTTTCAAATAATCCATAATTTGAATCATGGTCATAAGTATCTGGTGGAATTACCCAATCATATCCACGTTTTGCAGCAATACCTCTCAATGCTGCATATTGAAACATTTGATTTCCAAGTCTACCATTACTTCCAAGTTTATTGTATCCTATCATTTAAATTTTCCTTTTTACTTTGATTGTATTTTCAGTATAATAACCATCAGTTATAATATGTTTATATTTTGAACCAAACCAAGGATCTGGTATATAAATTTTTTTATTTTTATTATTTCCCAACCAAGAAATCCACCACGTAAAAGTGCTATTTGAAATGATAAAATCATCACATTGAGAACTTACACAGATATCATATGAACTTTTTAAAATCTCTGGTGGTGTGCTATCTACAAAATAAAAATTATTCCCACTGAAAATTTCTTGAGATTTACACCATTCAATATCATCGGAAACAATTACAAACTGCCTATCTTTACCTATTTGATTAATACAACTTGAGTAATATTCTTCGGTACAAGCTGGATGACAATCAGAAAATAATAAAAAGTCTCCTCTCCTAACCGTAATTGCAACAGAATTTTTTAAATTATTTTTTTCATGAAATTTTTTAGACTCATAAAACAAATCATCAAGAAATTGAAAATCCAATTTAAGTTCTTCTTCTGCATTTTCAAAATACTTATAACTTTCAAAATGACCATCAAGAGTTACATTATCTGGGCAGTCATCAAATAATTCTTCACAAAAATGATGTTGAGATACCTCAACAATATCTCCATCAATACATCCATACCTCCCATTTAAGTGCGAAAGTTTAAAAACCTTATGCAATTGATGATGAAGAGATCTTCCATTTTTATCTTCAAACTCATTAAGTAAATTAAATTTAGAATGATTTGGAATACAAAAATCAAATCCTCTATTTTTAGCGATGCCAACTAAAGCAGCATATTGAAACATTTGGTTTCCAAGTCTACCTTTTTGTCCCAATATATTCATTCCAATCATAGATCTACCCAAAAAACTTCTTCTTGTGGAATTCCCCAGTCAATTCGACTGTCACATTGAGACTCAACTATACTATCAACAACATAAACTTTATATCCCAAATTCAATAAATCTAAACATAAACGATATTGTTGACTTTCTTGAACAATATCAGTGCCTTCTTTATAAGCAACATAACGAAAAGCAAAAGGAAGATTATTTGTATTTCTAATAGTAAACCATTTTACTAAAAATTTAGAATGTTCATTATTAAAATCATCAGTTGTTTTGCCTAGATTATATTCAAGTCCAAGTTTCTTTGCATAAGCAGCAAAAGAACGATTATCTCTCGGTAAGCATGGACCACCAAATCCATAACCATATTTTAAATATTTACTACCAACTCTTGTATCAGAACCGATTGCATTTAGAACATGAGATATTTCATCATCCAATCCAGCAAGAGACATTACTTCTCCAACCATATTAGCATAACTAATTTTAGTTGTAAGAAAACAATTGACTGCTAATTTAACAAGTTCTGCAGCAGTTGTACTCATACAATAAATTTTAGGAATATTTTTTTGTATCCTATTATAAATGTCATTCAATTCATAAAGATGATTTCCTACACCTCCAATCAAAACCATATCGGCATGTTGTAAATCTTTAATGATAGATCCTTGTGCAATAAACTCTGGATTGTAAAAAACATCGACTCCATAAGATTTTAATTCTTTTTGAAATAGCAGACAATCTCCAGGATTTGTAGTACATCCAATTACTAAAGATTTTCCACTAACATTCAAACCTGATTGTTTAATATCATTAACTACTCTCCATATCGCACTCACATCATAACTTCCATCAGGAAGTGAAGGTGTTGCTACAAGAGTATAAATAATATCACACTCCTCAATCACATCACAATTACCTGTTTTAAAAGTAATATTAGTTGCTTTAGAAAGAAGTTCTTGAACTTCAGGTTCATTGGTATCAATCTTTTTTTCTTGCAAACTTTTCACATAGTCTCCACGAACATCAGAAGCAACTACTTCATAACCAGCATTTTCCAAAAGAAGAGCAAAACAGATACCAAGTCTTCCTGCTCCAATAACTCCAATTTTCATTTTTTTAATTTAGTAGTAATTAATAAGTGCCAACCAAGATTTTTTTCAAGAGTCCTGAACATTTCATCAGGCATGGTTTCAAACCATGGTTGTTTGAGATATTCACCTTTCTTATATGGTTCTACTTGATATGGAAATATATGATCTTGTTCAATTGAAAGAATTTCATATCCTTTCAACAATTCTACCACATCTTTCTTTGTGTATGTCTTTGCAATCGGACATCCATATTGTGCTTCTGGTTGATCAAGTCCAGTCTCAATCATATAATTCTTCCAAGAATCTTTTGCATAAAGCATAATTTTGAGAACACTATTCTCATTCATATACTTTTTGATTTCAGAAATAATTTTTTCTGGATGAGGACTATGATGAATTACTCCAAAAGAATAAATCAAATCATAAGTTTCTACAGGAACAAAAGAAGAAAGTTCTTCGGCATTTCCAGAATAAAACTTTCCAGTTTGTTCAAAGACTTCAAATCGTTTTTTAGCAATCTCTAGACTTTCTTCAGAAAGTTCTACTCCAGTATAACTTGCTCCATTAAAAGCAAAATTAATTCCAACCGTACCAAGACCACAACCAATTTCTAAAACTTTTTTACCTTCCCATTGAGGAAATTTTGTAAAATTAAGAATATGATTTTCTACAAAGAATTTTTTCTTTGTTACTTCATTAAAGTATTCTTTAGTTCCAACCTCTTTACTGGAATGTTTTACGTTACAAGGACGATCATTCCAAAACTTTTTTACGTCTTCAATTGTTGCAGTCATAGTTTGAATGTAGGAATAGAGATCATTTTATGTTTGTTTTGGGTATTGAATTTTTGATATTGTTCAATTGCTTTGTTTTGTTCCTCAGTCAAGAACATTGGATCTTCTGTCAAACCCCTTTCCATCACCCACTCAAGCATTTCATAAGATGTACCAATCTGATCTTCATCAGTACGTCCATCTTCCCAGAGTCCATCTGTAGGATGTGCATCAATAATACGTTGATCTACCCCAAGATACTTTCCAAGTTCCCATACTTCAGTTTTATAAAGATCGGCAATAGGGGCAATGTCAACTCCACCATCACCATATTTAGTATAAAAACCCACACCATAATCTTCAACTTTATTACCAGTTCCAACAACGATACCACCAACAGAACCAGCAATCTGATACAAAGTTATCATACGAAGTCTTGATCTACTATTTGCAAGAGCCAAATTATTAGATCCAAAATCTTCCATAGTAAATCGAAAAGTATCAAAAACTTTACTTAGATTGAATTTATTTATTACAACATTACTAAAATTTGATTGTAACCAATTCAAATGAACATCACATAAAGTTTCTTGTTCTTCTTTCTGGTGAATAGGAATTCCAATTGCATAAGTAGGGAGACCAGTAGATGCTGCAAGACTGGATGAAACTGCAGAATCTATGCCACCAGAAACTCCAACTACAAATGCCTTAATATTATTATTGGATGCATAATCACACATCCAATTAGAAATATTTGTACTTATTTTTTTATAATCAGATATTCTATTCATTTTACTTATAAAAAATAATTTTGATAAATGTAATCTTCAGCTACTGGAAAATTTTGAATTCTTTCAAAATTTTCTTTAACTGCATCTATTTTAGAATAGTACAATTCTTTTGTCAACGAAGAAATATCAAAACTATCTTCCAAAAAAATAATACCATCTTCATTAAAATATTCCACAACACTTTTACATCCATAAAAAATTGGAATAGTTCCAGTAGCAAAACAATCAGTTAATTTTTCAGTAAAATAAGTATCATAAGATGCGTTTTCAATGTTAATAGAAAACATATAATCTCTCAAACCATCCTCCTTCCTTTCTATTGTATTAAATCCAGTTCCATACAAATCAACTTGATTTTTAAATTTTTCAACATATTCAAGTCTTTTTCTATGACCAGGAGTATATCCTTTATTTGAAGAAATCATAGAAACAAGTTTGGTTTTCTTATAAATTTGTTTATCTTGTACCCAACTTGCTGCATTAGTAATATTATATAAAAATCCTTTATTTTTAGCAAGTTCTTTATCACAAGTAAAAATTCCATCACACCTTGATGCTACAAATTCCATATTTTTTTCTATAAAATCAAAAATATGTGGAATAATATTTCTAGACTCTAACAACCAAATGTATTTTGGCAAATTTGAAACATCTCCAAAAACATCCAAACAATTCATATTTACATAAAAATTCATCAATCCAGATCCATCAGTTACCCACTCAATATGTTTGGATTCGTTATGTGCCGAAGTTGATGGCATTATTGTATCATTACAATAAGCATTAATTTTTAATTTATTCATTTTTCATAACCTCAAATATTTTAGAAATTCCAGTCTCTACTGTAGTTTTAGGAATCCACCATTTAGTAATAAAAGTATCTGGTTTATTTCTCTTATCCATTTGAACACTATCTTTTTCTGTGGATGGTTGAAGTTTTACATCATACTTACCAATTAAATTAAATTGTCCCTTAATAATATTGGCAACATCAATAATTTTGGTTGAATGAAAACTAGTAATATGAAGATTATCTTCTGAAGTAAAGTCAGTATAATTCTCCATAATCACTTCAAGTGCTTCGCAACAATCTTCAGCATAAAGAAACTCACGTTCCTCTTCACCATCAGTAAGCATATCAATTACACCAGTTTCAAATCCTTTACGAATAAAGTCTGTGATAACGTGTGCTTTCTCGTGATCCTTCTCAATACCATAAACATTCCAGAACTTAACAATCAGTCCTTTGAGTGATTTTGTATACAGTTCACCAACGTTTTTGAGAACTCCATAGGGGGAGTAACTCATGTTACTCATTTGAGATGAAGCAAAGACAAATCTCTTATTATACTTTTGAAGAAGACCAAAAGCATTTGCCATCAAACGAGCATTGTTATCAATGAATTGAAAAGTATGTTGATACTTTTTAAGATAACGTGATCCACCTACATCAAATGCAAGGAAGAATACAAAATCGGAATCAGAAATTTTTGTTTCTAAATCCGAATTTGGTATTTTAGTCATGTCTTGGTCGTTGCCATTTACCACATCCACTTCATAAACTTCATGACCTTTATTAATCAAATATTCTGTCAAGTAAGCACCTATTTGCCCTTTTGATCCTAAAACTGTTATTTTCATAATATCCCTATATTAAGACCTTAAAGATTGACCAATACTGAAAGGGTACTCCTTTAGTTTCCAATAACTATCCCACTCTGGATTTGAAACTCCCCAATCAGTTACATCTAGAATATATTCTTCAGCAACATTTTGACCGTCCAATTTAACTCTAGACGGACTTGCATTTCCCTCACCATATGATCCCATACAGGCGTGTATGTGATCATATTTTTTTTCTAAAAGTTTCTTAACTTCACTAAATTGATTATCCAATCCAACATAAATTTCACTACCATCTCCGTGAGTTTCTATGAAAAGTTCTCCTATTTTTTCCCCATCAATAAATTCTTTCATTGTCTTCAAAATAGTTAGATCACTTCCTTGACAATCAGAATAATAAAGATCAATAAATTCTATTCCTTCTTTTTTAAGATACTCACCAAGATTAATAGTTTCTACTTCTATTTCAGAAAAAACAGAAGCAGGATCTCCCCTATTGAGATATTCTCTTTGAAACTCTTCAGATGGATTACCCAAACTACTAGCAACTTTATTATTAGTTACGTAAAATTTTGATTTTCCATTAAAATCAGAACAAGCAGCATTAACTAATGTAACCCACTCAAATTGACGAAATTTTCCATCCAATTCAGAAAAAACTTCTGGGTCTGGTTCGAAGGCATATACCTTATCAAATTTATCAAATAAACTCCAAAGAGTATGTCCGTTATTTGCCCCAATGTAAATTAAGGTTGACATTATACTTTCTCTACTATCCAAACATTTTGAACTCCTTCAGGAAAAGAATCTCCAACCTCAAAAAGTTTTGTGATCTTAATTCCATACTGATCAACTATTTCTTTATGAGCTCTAGACTCTCCATCTTCACAGTTTCTAAATCCAGGAGTTCCTCCCCAATCATCATAACCAATAATAGTTCCTGGAACTATTAAATCATTTTCCATCAAAAAATTAAATGCATATTTTGTAGGACTGTAAATATCCAAATCAAAATCCACATAAAATGCTTTTTTGAAATCATTATCTTTAATATTTTCTTGAAGAGTGTCTTCTACAAGTCCAGCAAATAATTTTACATTAATATTATAATTATTTTTTACAAAAATATCTTTAACTTGTCCATCAATTAAAGAAATACATTGATCAGTATTTTCTAAATTTAATCTTTTAACAGTATTAAATTCATCTGGATTTATATCAGGATTCCAAGAATCTTGAAAAATTGGTTCTGCAGTTTCTTTTGGCATTCCAGTAAAAGTATCAAATCCATAAAATGAATTTAATTCAACTCTATTTTTAATAAAAAGAGTTGATAACTCCCGCATAGAATGACCCTCAAGAACCCCAAACTGGTATGCATCCATTTCGGATAATTCTTGTTTAGAAAATTGATTATAATCATTAAAAACGATATTTAACAGTTGTGTTCTCCACCCCATAAATTTCTCCAAAATTATTTTTTAAAATTAATTTGCTCTTCAATCCATTCGTATGTTTTACGAATACCTTCCTCAAGAGATTGAGAATAATCCCAACCAAGTTCTTTACGAACTACATCATTATTAGAATTACGTCCACGAACACCAAGAGGTGCATCCAACTTGTGCATTTTTTGCACATCTTTACCAGCAACCTTTGCAGCAGTTTCCACAAGTTGATTGATAGTAACCATCTCTTCGGAACCAATATTCACAGGACCAATAAAGTTAGAATCCATCATACGACGAGTTGCCTCAATACATTCATCAATATAGAGGAATGATCGGGTTTGAAGTCCATCACCCCAAACTTCAATCGCACCACCCTCTTCGGGAAGGTATGCTACTTTACGACAGATTGCTGCTGGTGCTTTCTCACGTCCACCTTCCCATGTTCCTTCGGGACCAAAGATATTATGATAACGAGATACCCTAACAGGTATGCCATGATTCCTATGGTACGCAAAGTAAAGACGTTCTGAAAAAAGTTTTTCCCATCCATATTCAGAATCTGGTGCGGCAGGATAAGCGGATTCTTCACGGCAGTCAGGATTATCAGGATCAAGTTGATTATGTTCTGGATACATACATGCAGATCCAGAATAGAAGATCTTGGTCTTATTAACACCAATTCTTTCATTCATCTGATGTTGCATCTCAAGAACGTTGAGATTAATCGTAACTGAATTGTGCATAATGTCTGCATCATTATCACCAGTAAAAACAAATCCCGCACCACCCATATCAGCAGCAAACTGATAGATCTCATCAAATGATTGAATATAACGATAAGGAACTGAATGATAGAAGTTACCTCTATCACCTTTATATTCAAGGATACGACGAACAAAATCTATATCACGAAGATCTCCTTGAATAAATTCATTTGCTTCAGTAGGAGAAAACTCTGGTCTCTTAATGTCTACACCACGAACCCAATATCCTTCTGAACGTAGTCTTTTAACCATATGACTTCCAATAAAGCCACCAGCACCAAGAACAAGTGCTTTTTTAATATATTGACTCATAATAATTTATTTTGTGTATAAGTTAATAACCTCTTCTATATATTCTATCATAGAATCAGTAATTACGGGAGAGCATCCAACAAAAAATACATTATCAAGAACTTTCATTGCATTTGGATAATTAAATGCGGATTCAATATGTCTGTATGCTGGATGAATAAGAAGATTTCCTGCAAAATAATTACGAGTTTGAATTTTATTATCTTCCAAGAATTTAACAAGTTCAGTTTTATCACCATTGCAAATAATAGGAACACCAAACCAACTCGTTTCTGCTTCTGGTCTTTCCGAAACTACTCTGACTCCAGGAATTTTTTCAAAAATCTTATGAAGTTTTTCTTTATTTGATCTACGTTTGGAATGAATTTCATCAAATTTTGAAATCTGAATAGATCCAATTGAACCTAACATGTCAATTGGTTTTAAATTATATCCAATTTGTCCGAAGACGTACTTATGATCAACAATCTTATCATATCCAGTAAGCCACTTATCAAATCTTTTTCCGCAAGTTCCACAAGAAAGAAGATTTTGTTTACCAACACAATAACAATCACGACCCCACCAAGCAAAACTACGAGCAAGATCTACAACTTCCTTAATATTAGAAGAAACCATTCCACCTTCAATAGTACAGATATGATGTGCTGGATAAAATGAGCAGGAAGAAGCAACTGCAAAATCAGTTAAATATTCACCTCTCCATTTACTGCCAAGACTATCACAATTATCTGCAATTAATTCAATGTTATTTGTCTTACAAATATCTATAATTTTATCATAGTCATAAGGATTTGCTAGAACTGGAGAAGAAAAAACTGCTTTAGTTTTTGGAGTAATTTTCTTTTCAATTTCTTTAATGTCCCAGTTAAGATCAAAATAATCAATATCTACAAATACTGGTTTAAGATTATTTTGAATTATAGGATTGATTGTAGTAGGAAATCCACATACACATACAATAATTTCATCTCCATCTTGCCAACCAAAATATTTTTTGAGGGCAGCAATCATTACAAGATTTGCAGAACTGCCAGAATTCACCATTACCGAATGTTTAAAATTAAATTTCTTAGAAAATTGGTTTTCAAATTTATTGACAGATTCTCCAGAAGCTAACCATTTTCCAGTAAATAAATTAGTAATAGCAGATTCAATCTCTTGGTTATCCCAATAAGGTCCAGAATAATAAATGTTGCTAATACCTTTTTCATAATTTTGATTATAAAGATATGAAAACAAATTTTCTTCAGTATCCAATAAATTATCGACAAAGGATTTCATATCATCTCTGTTAATCATATATCACTCCACAATGTAGGAAAAGTTTTCTTCTAGGCATCCTTGCCATGCTAGCATATAAATTCGCTCAAACCAATGCGCTTCAATTGGATTATTATTATAATCATTATAATACATCATTTTTTTATAAAAATTTTTACTGTATTTTAAAATATTTTGCTTTGGTACAGTATAATTTGCAGCTGGAGCAAACCAAAGATGTTCTGGAATTTTTTCAATTATAAACAAATCATTAATAAATTCTTTAAAATTTTTAATTCTAGGATATACTTTAGTATCAATGACTTCATTTTCATACATATGATAATTTAAACTGGTTGATTCTATATGTACCGAATCATTAATATAAAATTTTGTTGATGGGTTATAAACATTTCCATCAATAGGAACAAACCAATTAGCATTTAAAGCATATATAAATCTTTTTTCATTAGAATATGGTTTTTGTAATAAGTTTCCTTTAATGAAAATTGAAATATCCGAAAGGTTATCGTAGTGATCTACAATATACCTACCAATATCATAAGGATTTGATCCTACGTTTGGGGATTTTGTTACTTGACCAAGATGATTCAATGGAGACTTTTGAGGGTAATCATCTGGAGTTCTATCATAAATTATAGTATTTTCTTTTGAAAAACCATGCTCATAAGTCATAGTTAACCATTCTAAATCATGATTTGCATGATTGCTTACTACTAGTGTTTTAGTCATAATTAGTTTTTACACATATTGTATATTTCCATAGTAAGAGATTTATTTTTTTTAAAATTATAAGAATTTAATTTATCTATACAAAGAGTAAAATTTTTTGCCTGAACTTTACTATAAAATTCTGGAGTTTTTACATCAACAATTTGACTAGAACTATCAAGTAATTCTTTTGCTGTATAGATTATATCATAAAAATTTTTAGGTTCACCAGAAGAAATATTATAGATTTCATTATCTTTAGAATTTTTTATTAAATGCATCATTGCAGAACAATAATCATCAACATGCATATAATCACGAAGAACAAGTCCTCCTTCATAAAGTTGAATGTCTTCGTTATTTTTTAATTTGTTTATCAAAAATGCTAAAACATTCTTTTTTGGAGATACTGTTTTATCAGTCCCATATACATTAGCAAGACGAAAGATACGATACTTACATCCAAAAGTTTCACAGAATGAAATCAACAATTGTTCCGCTGCCCGTTTTGTAATTGAATAAAATCCTCTAGGATCTGGAAGATCGGTTTCCTTTGCACCTATTACATCCAATCCATAAACAAATCCAGAACTCACAAAATTAAATACAATATCTTCACTTTTACAGTACTGAAGTACTTCCATGAGAAGATTTAAATTAGTATTAATATCTACATGAAGATCTTCAAATACATTATAATTTGTAGTTGTACTAATAAAATAAAGAATATCTTTGGATTGTGGTTCTCTAGAATCTCTAGGAATTTTTATAATCTGATCAGAAAAAAGATCACAAAAAGAACTTCCAATAAATCCTGTTCCACCATAGACAGAAATTTTTTCAAACATACTTCTCACATTCCTCAAAAGTTTTCCCTTTCAAATCTTTTTTGGATAAAATAGGTTCTACTTTCACTCCCCATTCAATTACCAAACTACTATCATTCCAAAGCAAAGTTCTATCATGTTCTGGATGATAATAGTCCGTAGTCTTATAAGTAATTTCTGCAGTTTCAGTCAAGGTATAAAATCCATGAGCAAATCCAGGAGGAACCCATAATTGCAAATTATTTTCAGATAATTTAATTCCAAACCATTTTCCAAATGATGGAGATGATTTTCTCAAATCAACAATCACATCAAAAACCGCACCAGAAATACAACGAACAAGTTTTCCTTGTGGATGTTCAATTTGATAGTGAAGACCCCTCAAAACTCCCTTAGAAGATTTTGAATGATTATCTTGAACAAAATTACTTATACCAGTAATTTTTTCAAATTCTTTCAAATTAAAAGACTCCATAAAGAAACCACGTTCATCCTCAAACTTTTTGTTTGTGATGACATAAGCATCTTTCAGATTAGTTCCTATTGCGTTCATAAAATTCAATTGTTTTGTCAAGGCCTTGCTCTATAGAAAATCTTGGGGACCATTCTAATTCATGACGAATCTTGGTAATATCGGTAGAATAACGACGATCATGCCCAGGTCTATCTTCCACATATTCTATCATATTTTCCTTAATATTCATACGGTCAAGAATCATTCTAACCAAATCAATATTCTTGATTTCACACTCCCCACCAATATTGTACTTTTGTCCTATTCTACCGAGTCTCCAGACCTCTACAAGTGCCTCACAATGATCCTGGACATATAACCAATCCCGAACTTGTTTTCCGTCACCATAGACAGGAACCTTGATACCATTCATCAAATTTGTAATAGTCTTTGAGATCATCTTTTCAACATCTTGTCTGGGTCCATAGTTATTAGAGCAGTTTGTGATAATTGTCGGCAAACTATAGGTAGTATGATATGCCGTCACAAAATGATCACTTGCCGCTTTAGATGCTGAGTATGGATTTCTTGGGTTATAGTTTGATAATTCAGTAAAATGTCCTTCTTCTATAGATCCATAAACTTCATCAGTTGAAATATGCATGAATCTTTCAACTTCATATTTGACAGATAGATTCAGAAGATTTACTGTTCCATTAATATTTGTATGAAGAAATTGAGAACAATCTTTGATTGAATTGTCTACATGACTTTCAGCAGCAAGGTGAAAGATTGTTTTTGGTTTATGCTTTTTAAAGATATATTCACAATTATGCTCATCGGCAATATCAGAGGTATAAACCTTTATAACATCTGGAACATTATTTCTATCTGCGGCATAAGTTAATTTATCAATACATACAATTTCTTCATCTACAGTTTTAATCAAATGATGAAGAAGATTGCTGCCAATAAATCCTGCGCCTCCAGTAACTAAGATTGTCATTAGTTAATCATTTCTTAAGGAATATTTTTCTAAAAGTTGTGGAGAATATTGCTCTATGACAGATGCATTTCCATTCTCTTCTCTTTTTTTCTTTTCAAGATCGTATACTCTATTTCTAATCTCTGTTGATGAGTATTGATGTCTCCTTAAATGATAATAAATTTCAACTCCATTATCAATACAATATTGTTTACCAGTAACTTCAATGTGCCTATATTCTTCACTTAAGAAACGAATATGAAATGTTTGAGTCTGAATCAAATTAAGTAAATCTGCTTCAGTCTCATATACTAAAATTTCGTCTACATATTTACATCCTTGCAGTTGAATATATCTTTCATATACAGACTGGACTGGTTTATTCTTAATTCCAGGTCTATCTATTGAAGGATCAACTTGAAGGGCTACTTTCAAATAATCACACATTTCACTTTCCATTTTAAGCATAGTAACATGCCCAGCATGAAATAAATCAAAAGAACTACAATTAAATCCGATTTTCATACAATAAAATCTTTTGTATTATTATACCAAAAAAGGAGAGTTTATGCAACTCTCCTTCCTTAGATCTTTGATCAACAATTTTTTAAGGAAATTGCAAACCCAAGAGGATCATAATTGACTCCACCAGTACTTTTAAAGTCTCTCCGTGACTATGTTAATAATAGGCGGACCGAGAATTGAACTCAGATTGAGCCCTTATAAGGAGCCTCTTTTACCATTAAAGTACCCGCCCATAAAGTTATCACAAAGCAACGTATAAGACCTATATGTGGTCTTGAATCAACAACCTTCTTCGTGATCCGTGTGTATTCGGATCAGGTCGTCGTGTTCTTCTAAACCATCCACTATGTATTCATAATCTTTTGCAGGCATTATAACCACTTCCTTTCCTTCACTGGTGATGATAAAAGACTCCCCATTTTCTACTTTTTCTAGTAGATTATCAAAGTCTGCTTGGAATTCTTCTACTGTAAACTTTTCCATTTCAAAAATCAATATAAAAATATTTTATCAGGGATTGGGAAGTCTGTCAAGATTTATTTTTGATCCCCAAGAAATTTAGCAAGAGGATCTTTTTTGGTTTTAGCAATTTCACAAGCTCTCATATAAAACATATTTTTTATATTTCCAGACTTTTCAAATGTTTCTTTTATCTTCATCCAATTATCATAGGTATGTTGATCCATTTGTTTTTATATCAATAGGATACTAATAGTTATTAAAATTTGTTTAAATGATCTTCCAATCTATGTAATAGTTTTTCTATTTTAGGCATATCTGGAACTTCTAAATTGGATGCATAAAGATACTCATCCAATGCGATTGTAAGTAATTCAATATCACCCTTAGACAGGTTTGGGGATTCCCAACTCATTTAATTTCAAACTCCATTTTTCTAACTTTACGGTTTCTTCTTGCTTCTTGATATGCAAGATCTTCTCTTGTAAAAAGAGAAGAAGAATTATTTTTTAAATTTGGATTTGATATTAACTCTACCAAACTTAAATCTAATGCAGTAATTTTATCATCTTTTACTGTGGTTAAATTATCACATCCACAACACTTAGTCTGTGTTTGATGAGAGTGCAACTCTTTGTTGCACATTTTACATCTGATCTTTAACATTTTATATCATTCCTTTAAATTAGTCAAGTATTTACATTATACCATTAATTTTTATTCTAGAAAAGATCTCAACATCCAATGGAATTTGCCGTGCGTTTCCATTATAGTTTGAACTAAATTTGAAGTTGCATATTGTTTTTGTTTATCTGCTTCTTCTGAAATTTCTGTAAATATTTCTACAATCTTTTTATTATCATCTCTCAACTGCCTAACCATTTCCATAGCACCAATATCTTGGGCACTATTTGATGCTTGTTCAATTTGAGTTACTTCAGTAATTCTTGTGAGAGTGCTGACTGGTTTCATTCCCAAATATCTCATATGTTCTGTGAGAGTATCAATCTCTTCAAACATTTCATTATATTGTTCACCAAAGACAGTGTGTAGTTGATGAAAGTCTGGTCCAACAACATCCCAATGATAAATCCAAGTTTTTTGAAATAAAACAAAAAGTGATGCCTGAGCATCACTAAGTGATTTGAATAAAGTTTCCATTATACTTTTTGAAGTATTTATAAATGACCAAATACCAAAATCCCCCTTGTGGGGGATAAATGGTACTTACACCTTAAAGGTTATCAGAACTTGATACCAAGACCAGTTGTGAACACGGGACTATAAGTTCCGTTTGAACTACCATAACTGTTACCAGCATTGGTAGTGGGAAACTTAAGATCTGCAAAACCAACCAAGGAATCAGTAATACGACCTTCAACACCCAAAGCAAGAACAACTTGAGTCTGAGAACCAACAGCAGATTGATAATTGGAAGTGGTATTATTCACAAAAGGAGTTTGAACACCAATACCACCATAGATGTTTGCACGACTTACTTTAGTTCCATTTGCAAGATTCTTGCGTGAAACGGAATAATCATAAGTAGCAAGAGCACCACCAGCAGCACCAATCTGTCCAGCAGGGTTACCAACAAAGTTGCCATAAGGGCGAATTGAAACTTCATTTCCCCAAGCAGTAGCAACAGGAAGACGTGCCTGAACAGTAGCACCGGAGATGGTTTGATTAGTACCATTACCACCGCCAGCAACTCCTTGCTTATTCAGCAGAACGCCAACACCTACATACTGACCAACTCCTTGTGCCTTACGAGCAGAAGCAACTTCCAGAGTCGTTACACGAGTATTAGTGGCAGCAATTTCTTTGGAGAATTGAGCACGAAGCGCGGCAGCAAGAGCAGCATCAGCAGCAGTCTGATACTCACTAATGCGATCCAGGCAAGCACTAGTCAGTGCAGCAAGTTGGGCACGAGTGGCAGGTTGTCCTGGTTGAAAAGTTCCATTAGGGAAACCAGCAACACATCCATAACGCGATACCAGATTTGAAACTGCCTGATAAGACCAGTCAGTAGGTTGCACATCACTCAGTTGAGAAACACTGGTGACTTGTGCCATAGCAGGAGCGGTCATTGCAGAAACAACAACGGCACTAGCAAAAAATGATTTAAAATTCATAAGATTGTATTAAGATTTACAACTACGAGGATTATTTAGTATTCCCAAAAAATTGGGAAAGCGAAATAGGAGATTCGAACTCCTGACGTTCTGCTTGGAAGGCAGACATTCTACCGCTGAATTAATTTCGCATCTTTTGGGCAGTCATCAACCCATGGAGCACACAATCTCATTTCACCTCCAAGAACTGATTGGGCATAAGACCCGTCTTGTGGTTTCTCTGAGTATCGTGGTGAAGGTATTTTAACCTTTCCATCGTCCCCTGTCAAGCGTTCATACTCTGCGATTGCTGCATCAACATCACGCTTGATTCTTCTATCAAGTTTCTCTGGGTCTTTAATCACAAAGTCGTTGAGAATAGTTTGAGGAAAATATCTTCTTTGAACTTCGTCAAGTAAATCCCAAATACTATCTTGCTTTATACCACTACATTGTGAGAGTAATCCTATAATAGAACTCAATACAAGTCCCACAATTGCATAATGCTTTATATCTGGTTTTTGTTTACCGAATTTAAACATAAGAAAGGGGAGTGTTATGCTCCCCTTATATATCAGACTTCTACTTGAACTAGCCGAGAAGCATAATCATGGGCATAAGATGTGCGAGCACCATGATGCCCCCAACCAATCCAACTATATGCAGTGTTCATGTAGGAATATATGGATTTACCAGGAGTTTTCATCTTCTCCTCAATCCTCTTCCACTGAACCTCATTTGTAAGATAACGAAGTTGTGTATTAAGTGATGATGGTGATCCACCATACTTCTTAGCAAAATCACCCAATCCATAATAACGATTCGCAGATGTCCATTGAATCAAACCATAACCACCTGAGCAATTATAGTATGATGTTTTACTACCACCTTCACAAACATTAGACTGGAATGTTGATTCCTGTTTAATGTTGCCCAGGATGGTAGCAAGGGCGTTTCTGTCTTTGACACCATAATCTTGAAGAAATGCCAAGGTGGCATTTTCATTGTCAGTACACCCTTTACAAATTAACCTTTTATCTTTTGGCTTTTCGGGAGCAACCTCTTTGGTCGCTGTCTTGGTCTCAAACTCCTTAATAACAGAAAATGGTGGAGGACCACCAACAGGGGGAGGAGGAAATAAACCAGGCAGTGTTGCCGTACTGGTTGTAACCGCTGCCAAAAGGGGCAAGGTTACTGTAAAGAAATTTTGCATTTAAATTAATAGAACTCTACATCCCAATAGAAAGGGGGTATACCAACCCTCTCGGGAGGCACTTTCCTGGGCTCTAATTTCACAATCAAATTCTCATAATATTAAAACCTACTCATAATAGGAATCCAAAAATGGATTTTTACATTATATCCGAGTATTTAGAAATGGTTAAAAATCTAAAAAGTTTCCGCTGATATAATCAAGTGATAATACTTCAAGATTTTCTTTTTGAATTACCCAATCACGGATTTCACTATAGATACATTCCGCATCTCTTGCTCTACCCTCATCACACAAATCGTGCATACGGTCAATATGTTGTTGTATCGTATCATTACAGATTTTCTTGATATGAAGTCGCATTAAAGTAATCCTTCCTAAAATACCTTGAAAGTATGTTTATATCCTATCACACGTTCAAAATTTTAGCAACATATCCTTTATGGTGTTCTATACCACAAAAGACCAAAAGTATTTTCTATAAATAATTTTAACGGAAGAAAGTATTTTTATGGAATGGAAATATAACGAAAAAGATTTTATTGAAATTCCAAAAAATATGGAAGGGTTTGTATATTTAATTACTAATCTCACGAATAATAAAAAGTATGTTGGCAAGAAACATTTTTGGACTCGTCAAAAAGATAGAAAAACTGGAAGGAGAAAAAAGAAAGAAAGTGATTGGAGAAATTATTATGGTTCTTGTGATGGATTAAAAGAAGATATTAATTTGATTGGAAAAGAATATTTTTTAAGGGAAATATTATACATATGTGCTCATAAAAAATCTATGTCTTATTATGAAACCTATGAACAATTTAACCGAAATGTATTAATGACTGATGAATACTACAATACAAATATTGAGGGAAGATTTTTTGTAAGTGAAAGAACAGGAATATATGAAGTAGTATTAAGGAATGATAAATTTAGAGAATTGGTAAAAGATAGAATGATTGGAGATAATAATCCAGCAAAAAGACCAGAAGTTAGACAAAGATTGAGTGAAATGTTTTCTGGTGAAGGAAATCCTATGTATGGTTCAAAACTTACTGATGAACATAAAGAAAAATTATTTTTATCAAGGAAAAAACAAATAACAGATGGAATTAACACTTGGGATAGTGTAATTTCTTATATGAAAGAAAAAGATATTCATTGGAACAAGTATATAGAATTAATAGAAAAAAATAAAATATTTTATGTTGATGGAAATCCTATAAATTTAAAAACAATAAAAAATAAAATAAATCATAATTTAAAATTATGGGAATGTTTAATCACTGGATATATTTCTACTGCTGCTGGTCTTTCAATATATCAAAAAAATAGAAATATTGATATTTTACAAAGAAAAGAGTTTAAATGATTTATCATTCTACAAACATTCTATCAAATAAACAAATCCAAAATTCTCTTGAATATCCTCTGTCTCAAAAACTTTTCCTTGATACAACCAAGGGTTTTCATAACTCATTCGGGTCCCTAATAATATTCAAGTTATTTATAAGTATAACTTATCTTCAACCCTAACAGAGTGATTATAGTCATAAAAAAAGCACCTGTCAAGGTGCTTTAATAAATTGTAATATTATATCAACCTTCAATAATTTGATTGAACCAACTCTCACTCATATTATTGATAATTGCATTTGCATCATCAACTGTTGTTGCAAAGTTATTCTCTAAAAGATATGATGCCACAAACTCGTATGTCGCATATGCCTCTCTATTGAGCATCTTTTTCTCTTTAGGTGTCAGAGCACTTCTTTGTGCTCCTCTTGCTGCCTGCTTTGCTTTTACGGCAGGGTCATCAGACTTATGAGCACCCAAACGAAGACCATAATCAGAAGAAGTTGTTCTGCGGAAATCACCTCTCTGCGTTCTTGCAAGTCTTTCTCTTGATGCTTGCTTTGGTATATTTCCATAGGTTTGTCTGTCTGCTAATGCGGTTGCTCTATCAGCAGACTCTCCGCCACCTGTTGATTTTGCAATCTTATTACGAATTGAAGTCTCATCATAACCTCTCTTAGCCATCGCAGTTGCTTCATCAATTTCCTTCACCTTCTTCTTTTTCTTTCCACCTTCTTGGTCCTTACTCAAAGCACCAGCAATAACGTCTCCTCTGGTTACTTTGTCATAAGGAGGATAGTTATTGGCAAGATTGCCGTCACCCTTACCTTCATAAACTGCAGAATAAGCTTCAGCAATATCCCTTAAGGTCTTTGTTGTTCCCCAGTTATTTGAGGTAGTTACATTGAGGTCTTCGTGATTCATTTTAAAAATGTGGAAATTTTGTTATTTCTTATAATATTTAGGTATTATTTGTTTTATAACTAGATTTCTTCTTGTTTTCTAATTGTTTTAATAAATTTTGGAGTTTCAAAAGTTTCTCTTGTTGAGAAAGAGTTTTCTTTTTATGAGGTTTTTGAAACTCCTCATTCATTTTCCTACACCATCAAGCAATGTATTGCTTCCAGTATTCATATGGAGTCATTTCTTCTCCCATATTCTTTCTTGCTTTTTTACGTGCTCTTTGTGTTTCTGTAGTAGATTTTGGAGCATCTGGTTTGGATCTTATTCCTATATTTGTATCTTCTGGTTTATTTTCCTTTCCAACTCTGGATGGAACTATATCCCCAACCTTTCCTTTTCCTTTTGGTTTTCTTGTAGAAGGTCTTGATTGATATGCTATAACTTTAGCCTGTGGAGCAGCAGCACTTGCGGCAGCAGCCATAGCTCTTGTATTACCAAGGTGATCATCAGTTGTAATTACCTTTTTAGTATCTGGGTTTACAATCTGTGCAACTACTTTAGCTTTTTTTTCAGGACCAGAAAGACCTTTATTTGATCCTTTACTCATTCCACCAGTAAAATGAATATTTGGTTTTTCTATACCTCTTACTCCAATTCTGTCTCTCAAATCCTTCGCAAACGATTCGTCCATAGGAGTGCTGGGTTTATTGCTTCCAAATGCAGATCCCCCACGAGCAGTAACAACAGATTTTTTTGCTGATCTTTTTTTACTATCTCCTATTCTAGCTACTGGTTTAATTGGTTTAGTAGTATCTTTAAAAAGTTTAGCATCTCTAAAAGCATTAAATCCATATTTATCACCAGGTTCCAATTTATGATGAGCAAACTCACCAGGAGTTAATGATTTTGTTTTAGTGTTATTTCTCATTACATCAATTTTAGCAGCATCTTTGGATCTTTGATCTGCGAGATTATCATCTACATCGTGTATAACGTGTGTTGTACTTACTCTGGGAGTTGGATTTCCTTTAGCATCATACCCTTTTTTTCCAGCATTTGCTGTTCTTTTTTGAGATTTTGAACGTTTTGCTTCTTCAATATAATCTTCAAGAATTACAGACACAAAACCTTCACTTAAAGCATCAAACATATTTTCTGCAGTCTCATAATCTTGTGCGAATTCACAATCAATCAAAGTTTCAATTACATAATTATAAGAACCACTATAATCAATTTCTTCTTTTTGAGCACCATAATAAGCACCAAGTGCTCTCTTAATTCTTTGCTTCTTACTATCACCTTTGAAGGTTTTGCTTTTTGAATGAACGAAATCACTGATTGTCGCACCAGCATCAGCACCTACATCAATCTTTTCACCAAGTTCAACTTCTTCTTTTACTTTACTTCTTCTACGATATTTTCCATCAGAAGAAAGTTTAAAATCTTTTTCAAATTTAGTTTTTGATTTTTTTTCTCCTCTATCTTGATTTTCAAGTTCTTTAAATCTACTTTCAAGAGGGTCGTGAGTTCTCAAAGTTGATTTTATTTTTTTGATTTGTGATGCTTTATTCGCAACTTTTTCTCTTTGCTTACTTTCTAAATCTTTAAGTCCTCTTTTGGTATAATCTTTTCTAAAACTATTAGCAGAATGTGCTGCTCCAGATTTTCTTACTATTTTACTCAACATTTTTTCTCTTGGAAGTGGTTGGATACCTTCACCAAGTTCAGTTTCTTCTTTCTTTACTGACGCAACAAAACCAGGAAGTTGTGGTCCTCCCTTTTTTGCTCTTTCTTTTCTTCTACGAGTAATTTCGGTATCTGCCCTATTCGCAAATTCTTTCTGCCCCGCAACATCTGGATGTTCTGCCGCAACACCTTCACTATAAAATCTTTTAAACTTAAAAGTTCCAGACATATGAGTAAGCAATACCTTCTTTTTATTTATAAAAAAAGAGGGGTCGTAACCCCTCACATCACAATTGAAATCCACTAAATGTATCAATATTTACATCGTGTTTAATTCCACCAACCAAATACGAAGTAATTTCCGTTTCCTGGGGTGCGACTTGAACTGATTTAGATTCAATCCAGTGAGAAGTCCAAGGAAGTGGATTATTCTTAGCAGCAATATCATAAAGTGGTTTAATACCAATAGACTTCATACGACGATTCGCAATCCACTCAACATAACTCCAAAGAAGTTTGTCGTTCAATCCAATCATTGAACCATCCTTAAACAAATATTCTGCCCACCTCTTTTCCTCATTTACACAATTCTCAAAGGCACCTTTTACCCATTCCTCTTCTTCCTTAGCAATTTGTTGCATTTCTGGATCATCTCCTTCACGCCACTTATTGAGGATGTTTTGAGTAATAACAAGGTGTTGATTTTCGTCTCGTGCGATGAGAGAGATAATTTTAGCGGATCCTTCCATAAGTTTGAGTTCACCAAACGCAAACGAGCAAGCGAAAGAGACATAGAATCTGATACCTTCGAGAATATTGACATTTGCTACTGCACGATAGAGTTTTCTTTTGAGTTCATATCTTTCATCCTTTGCAGTTCCAGCACCCTCTTGTGCGTGAATCCAAAGATTTGAGTTTCCATAATGTTGTGCGGAATTTATAAAGTCATCATAAGCACCAGTAACTGATGATGCCCGTTCAAGAATTTTTTCATTACTCAAAATAGAATCAAAGACTTCTGTGGGATCAGAGTAAACATTCTTAATAATGTATGTATATGAACGACTATGAATCATCTCCATAAATTCCCAAACCTTCATACATGCTTCCAATTCTGGAAGAGAACAATAAGGTGTAAAAGCCATTCCAGGACCACGACCCTGAACTGAATCCAAAAGAATTTGATACTTCAAATTAGAAGTGAAGATGTGCTTTTGTTCTGGGCGAAGAGTTTGATAATCCGCACGATCTTTCTGTAAAGAAACTTCTTCTGGTCTCCAGAAATATCCCAACTGCTGTTGAGTCAGTTTATCAAAGACAGGATACTTGTAAGAATCATATCTTTGAACTCCAAGAGGAGCACCAAAAAACATAGGTTGCTTTTTGGCATCTATCTCTTGAGTATTAAATACGGTCATTCCTTCAATCATTTTTTCTTTTTCTGCAGTAACTCTAAATTTTACAGAGTTCATTTTTTACTCCTTGTATTTTACACCTTATTTTTAAATAGAGCAACTATCACAAGAACTTTCATCAGCATTAGAAAGTTCTTCAATAAGTGATTGAATGTCTTGTGTTGCTTTATCCTCCTTAACTTCATCAGTCTTATTATCATATGTATTTTGATAATAAGCCGTCTTATGCCCCAGTTTAAAACAAGTAAGCATATCTTGTGCCATTACGCTAACAGGAACTTCATTATTGGCATAATTCTCTGGATTATACGACCAGTTTCCAGAAATTGCTTGATCAAAGAACTTCTGCATAACTGCAACAATATTAATATACCCACGATTGCTAGGCATATCCCAAAGCAACGTATAGTTGTTTTTAAGATGTTGATACTGTGGAACAATCTGTTTGAGAGGTCCTTTTTTGGATTTCTTAATTGATAAGAATCCACGAGGAGGTTCAATTCCATTAGTTGCATTTGAAACTACAGAACTTGATTCTGATGGCATTTGTGCTGTAAGAGTAGAGTGTCTCAATCCAAACTCTTTAATTGACTGTCTTAGTGCTTCCCAATCGTGCTGAAGAGGAACAGAAGAAACTTCATCTACATCTTTCTTATAAGTATCAATAGGAAGAATACCTTGAGAATACTTGGTGCGATTGAAATATTCACAAGCACCCTTTTCTTTAGCAACTTCATTGGATGCTTTGAGAAGGAAATATTGGAATGATTCAGACAATTGATGAACTGCATCCCAAGCTTCTTGCGTATCATACCCAAATCCAAGTTTAGCAAGATAATGTGCCAACCCAATGTATCCAACACCCAAAGACCTACGTGCTTTAGTTCCAATCTCCGCAGCAACTACAGGATAGTTTTGATAATCAATCAATTCTTCCAGACCACGAACAGAAAGATTACAAAGATCTTCAAACTCTTCATCATCTTTTACTTTACCAACATTAATAGCAGAAAGAATACAAAGTGCAATCTCACCATTAGGATCATCAATATGCTGAAGTGGAACTGTAGGGAGTGTAATCTCTTGACAAAGATTACTCATTTCAACCTTATCCAAGAAGGAGGAGTGTGAATTACAATGGTCAATATTCATAATGTAAATACGACCAGTTTCTGCACGTTCTTTTAGAAGTGCAAGAAAGAGTTCTTGACCCCCAATAGTTTTTCTTGGAATAGATGCATTTCGTTCTGCATCCACATAAAGGTTGTCAAATCTATCAGTGCCAAAAGCATCATACAGACCAGGAACATCGTGTGGAGAGAAAAGTGAGATTTCTTCGTTTCTAATGAATCTTTCATAGAACAACTTGCTAATTTGAATAGAGTAATCTAACTTACGAACACGGTTGTCTTCTGTTCCTTTGTTATTTTTAAGAACAAGAATGTCTTCTATTTCTTGATGCCAGATAGGAAAGTGGACTGTAGCAGAACCACCTCTGATGCCGTTTTGTGTGCAGCATCGCACAGTTGATTCAAACTTCTTAAGGAAGGGGACCACACCTGTGTGCTGTACCTCTCCGCCTCTGATTTTAGAGTTGATGCCACGGATGCGACCTGCGTTGATGCCGATGCCTGCTCTTTGAGCAACATACCTCCCAATAGCCATATCACTACTGAAGATGCTATCCAAGGTGTCGTCAACATCAACAAGAACACAACTTGCAAATTGACGAAGTGGTGTTCTAACTCCTGCCATGATGGGAGTTGGGATGTTGATTTTGTGTTTGGAGATTGCGTCATAGTATCTCTTGATGTATGAAATTCTAGTTTCTTTTGGATATCTAGCAAAAATAGTAGCAGCAATCATCATATACATGAACTGTGGAGTTTCATATACTTGTCCACTACTGCGGTCCTGAACCAAATACTTATCAACTACTTGACGAAGACCAGCATAGGTAAACAGATAATCACGGTTATGATGAATATAACCACCAAGACGATTGAGTTCATCTTCTGTGTAGTTAGTCAAGATTTCTGAATCATAAACTCCAACGTTTACACAATTCCTAATGTGCTCAACAAAATTAGGATGATCTTGAACTCTTCCATATAAAGATTTTCTTACAGAAAACAGAAGCAATCTTGCAGCAACAAACTGATAATTTGGATTCTCCAAATCAATCAAATCAGAAGCAGAACGAATTAAAATTTCCTGAATTTCTGCTGTGGTAATTCCATCATAAAATTGAATACCAGATTGCATCTCAACCTGTGATGCAGAAACACCAGAGAGATCCCTACATGCCTCCTCAACCATCAAGTGAAGTTTATTGAGATCAAGAGGTTCATTATCACCACTTCTCTTAACTACTTTTGTACCGTTGCTCATACTCGTTTCCATCCAATAAGTTTTGCTTTTGCTTCTAATCCCATATAAGTATTTTCCTTGATGATTTTTGAGGCATCAATTCCTGAAAGGATCATATCATTAATATCCTTTTCTTTCAAGTCATTTGGCCAAATTACGATTGGAAATTGCATTTGTATTGCTTTTTCCATTCTATCAACAATCTGTTTATTTCGTTTTTCATTATCATAAACCATTACAAAATCTGTTCCAAAGTTAGAAACAAAAAACATTTTGTCGATGTCCGCACCAACCATAGCAATCGAATTATCTAAAAACATACTATCAATTGGTCCTTCAACAACATAAACAGTTTTGTCATAATCTGGTTTATCCAAATTATAAATTTTTGGATGTGTATCATTAAGAATAATCGTAATGTATTTTACCTTTGAGTTTTTATTTAAACTACGACCTTGAAATCCAAATATTTCTCCTTTGTTAATTAAAGGAATAATGATTCGTGGTTCGTCCTTTTCTACTTTATCAAAGGTGTGTTTTTGAGTATTCGTCCATTCTTTAAACTTCTCACAGAAATACAATTCACGCAAATAACTATCAGGTATTTTTCTATCTTCTAGATATTTTCTTGCGGAGTGTTCTTTATTTAGTTCTGCGATAGTGGGAAGGTCAAATACTTTTTTTGAAAAAACTGGTTTCTCAAAATTAAACTCTGGAGTCTTTGTTTGAGATCTTTTTCCGGTAGTTCCCTCCCTATATCTTTCCATTACATACTGGTCATAAAGAACAGTATCCATATCTTTTAGAAAGTTTGTAAAAGTTCTAGAAGTCCCACAATTATGACATTTAAAATTGTGATCGTTCTTTAATTGATAAATATACCCTCTCGTTTTACTCTTTGTCCTTTGACTATCACCACAGTAAGGACATCTAAAGTTATAAAGACCTTCTTTTTTCTTGGCAAACTTATCCAGTCGGGAAGAAACCAACCCGATATATTTGGAATCAACAAAACTCATTATAAAAAGAATCCTATCTCAGTCTCTCTATTCTACCGTTGTCTTGCGTCTGTGTCAAGATACTTGCTAACATTTCTGAGTTATTGACGATTAAAGTCACTACTGCAAAAATCCCAATACCAATCCAAACTTTTTTTTCTAGTCCTTGTAATTTATCCAATACTATATTGTGATCAGTATCCATTTTGTTGCTTAACTGGTCAATCTTTGCAAATAATATAGCATCTACTTTATCATTAGACTCGATCTTTTGCTCATGAACTGCAAGCATTTTGGTCACATTCGCACTTACTTCACTCATCTTTTCAATTGCACTCTCAATACGTTGCATCAACTGCTCGGTAGTATGAAGTTTCTCCTCAAGGATTGCAACCTTTGTTTCTATTGCTTGGGGCTGAGGTGGAGTGTACATTAGATTTTTTATGGTTGTGGGTTTCTTCTTTGTAACCAATTTTTGCGGAATCCCGCTCCATATATGTATTTATTCTTTCTTTTTACTGGAGGATTATCTGGTGGAAGTCCCGCAATATTAATTTGACCTGGTGGATTTGTGGAATTTGTAGGAGCGCCACCTTCACCTTCTTCATGAAGAGAACGAATAATATCAATAATTTTTTGAAGACTTTTATTTTCCATTAAAGTGATTTAAGTATATTGAAACATTTTTCATCAATAGGTATATCATTTAATGCTGTTTTTGGATATTCAGGAATTCTACCAAGATAAACAATAAATGTTTTCAACACACTCCAAAGACTTTCATCAATTTTAAAAAACAATAAAGGAGTAGTTGCTTCTCCAAAAATATTATACAATACAATAAAGTGATTAATTATTAAATGGATATTCAAATCACCAGTATTTTTATACTTATTTAATAATCGTTTAATCCATTTAAACCGTTTCATATCTTCAAAAAAATCCTCTTGCGTTACGGCTTGAGGATTTTCATAATGCTTAATTGCAAACATTATATAATTTTCTTCATTCAATTCATCAAATTTCATTTAATTTTTATCTAACAGTTAATGTGGTAGTTCCAATACCGACACCAGAAGTAGTTCCTGCACCAGCAACGTTGCGGAGAATAACATCTCCAAATTGTGATGTAAACGAACTAGTTACACCAACACCATTTGAACCATCGGTAATTACACCAACAAATCCACTTGGAATATCAATAAACAATTTAGTAGCATTAGTTCTTGTACTAAAAGTAGCAGCAATTCCTGCAGTAATTGTCGTGCCAATTGTGCTTCCACTTCCAATTCTTACAAAAGTATCACCAATTGAAACAACAGGAACATTAGTAAGTTTTCCAGTAATTGTCAATGAACTTCCAGCAGCAACATTTGATATAGAATCAACAAAAATAACTGTTCCACCAATTGCAACAGTTTGACCTGCCGAAGTTGCAGATGTTAAGAAGTTAACATTTGCAGTAAGAACTGAACTTGGTGAAGTAAATGCAAATGCTACTCTATTTGTAATCTGACCGTTGTATCCTGTGTATACATCTGGTGATCCATGATTCGCAGCAGGTCCTGCCCAAGCATATTGGGTGCCTGTGTTTGATGCAGCATATCCAATAATTGCTGTTGATTCATTAGCATTATTTGCATCAAAAGTACGAATTCTAACTGTTGCCCCAGCACCAGCAAAAACAAGTTCATTGAATACCACATGAACATAACCAGTAGTATTTGTAGCAATACCAGTAGTTCCACCACCACCGACAGAAATTGGTGATGCTAAGTTAGGATCTTCAAAGAAAACTGCAACTGGACCAGCAGTACCAATACCAGTAGTTCCACCAGTATTAGTGCTATTAATCCCAGTAACAGGAACTAAAACTTCGTCAAAATAACGAGTAGAAATTCCAGAATTCACTCTAGTCTTATATCTTCTTTGAATCCAACCACGAACATCTGCAAAAGTATTCCAAGGGCTCGTGTTACGATCCAGTTCATTTTGAAATTTCGGAATAGCGTAATTGTTTGCCGCAGTTTCTGAAGATGTTGAAATACCCCAAAGTGCCATGTGTTTTCTCGTTAATTTTTTTTCCTAAACTTATTTATAAAAATAGGGGAGTATCAAACTCCCCCTTCCCAAATATTAATCAATAAATGATTAAGGTGTTAAATCTTTACCACCCTTTGCTTTTAGTTGTCCTTGAACTTGTAAAAGAATGAGGGAAAGAAGACCGTTTGCTTTGATTTTTGGATTTGCTCCAAGTGCTTCCGAAACTGCAAAAAGAACAGTTGCGATAAGTGCTTGATTAGCAAGTGCCCATGCGATTAATGCTGACATAATAACCTCGTGTGAAGAATGATCCTATCTTATTTATTTGTTATAAGTTCTCAATAACATTCATAGAAGTAATTATTACTATTTACGATAATTCTTTACAAGTAAAAGCAAACCAAACATCTAATTTGGTTGAGGAGTTGTCAACTCTTTTCATACAAAGTGTAAGCATATTTGGAGATGCTCCACCATGCATAGTTGATGGTCCTTCATCATCAGAAGTATTTTTTCCAATAATAACTCCACTATGTCTCATGACAGAACTA